CCCGCGGACGAGATTCGCAACCTCGTACTCGGGCGGCGTCGGGGCTCCGCCCGGGGACACAACGATCCCCTGCTGGGAGCCAGCTGACGGAGCCGCTCGGCAACTGCGGGTTTGGCTGACGTGTCTCGCCCAAAAGGCAGGAACCGACGCCCGATCACGAAAGTCCCGAGCGGTCCCGAAAAGCGCGGCCCGACGCCGTAAGGAAGAACGCCGCAGCAGAGCGCCGAGAGGCGCGCCGGTGGGCGATCCCGTCGGCGTCTCAGGCGATCCTGAGACAGGTCCGACCGCGAGGCGGACCACGGGTGCGGCGTTCCGCACCTGTGACGCGCAACAACACGTGTCACCAGACGGGAATATCCGGGATCAGGCGGGAATAGGCGGAAAGTGGCGGCGGGCGGCGGGTTTGTGTGGCCTTGCATCGTCAGGGTGGCGTGCGGCGGCCGCGCAACATCGAATGGCACCGGCACCAAAGAGCGGCGGCGATTCAGCCCTGAAAATCGGGGCGGCCTGGCCTCAACTCCGAACACTTCAATTCCGTTTTAAACAGCCGTTCGGAGTTGCCGTCAGCGCTTGAGTCCGTGGCTCTTCCGTTGGCACGCGGCCACGGTGAACCCCGAATGGAACCCCGAACAATATCATCACCGTTTGGCGCGTCGCGGCAAAGGCGCGGCAGTCGGCAGCTTGATGGCGGTTCCTGTGCAGGTCACCGAAGCCCAGCAATTCTTCGCCAACTCCGTGCCGCGCGGCGGCTCACAGACCATGTTCCCGACAGCGTCCCCGCCATGTTGGCGCGCGAGCAGCCGCAGCTGGTTGATGGCGTCTTCAGCGGTAGCGTCCTTGTCCCACATCTTGTTCTTACACGATGTGGCGGTGAGTGGCCCGAGCATTGTCGAGGTGTGCGGGGTGTCGTTGGGCTCGTAGACCGCGATCGTCAGCGTCAGCTCGGCTGCGACAGGCTCCTCGACATGTGTCACCGGGACCAGCGGACCGACTCATCCCACCAACATCAGTACGATGATCGTCATTGCCGTTCGCCTCATGGGACGGTCACCGAGCGCACAGCGCCGTTCACGACAAGGACGTAGAAGACCGGAATATCTCGCGCGGGATCTCCGTACGTAATTTGCTCCATCGTCCGGCCAGACGTCACCGTTGTAGACGACGCCGTCCATAAGCCGCACCGTTCGATGAGTTGCCTCGGAGAAAGGCCGATGAGGCCATGTGGGTCGATACGGCAGAGCGCCGCCCTACGAGCATCATTGATGTTCGTCTCGCCAAAGCCCGCGGTGCTCATCACGCAAGTCACACCGACAAGCCCTAGTAGCCTCAGTGTCATCGTTTTCTCCGCGGCGTCCGCGCACGACCCCTGATGATGTGCAGCCCGATATTAGGGATGATCATGCGGACTGGGCTCGCCCAGGCGATCTTCACGTCTCGGATCGTAGGCGACCGATCGTTGATGCTTTCGAGATTGAAGGTCTCGGGCTTATTGCCCCGCCGAATTGACTTCAGGTAGCGCGCACGTTCGCCGTCCGACTTCACGGCCAGAACGGCTGCTCGCATTCCGATCATGTTGTCGACGGCAAACGGCTGTTCCCGGTCGACGATGATGATCGCGTTTTCTTCATATGTCGGCTCCATGGAGTTTCCGAGGATGCGGAAGCCGATGAGGTCCTCCGCGATCGCGTAGGGCAACTCGACCTGCTCGATCCCGTCCGCTGGGACCTGCTCGTAATCCGGCTCGATGTTCGCGCCGCCGCCGACGCGCCCCATGATGGGGACAACGTGGTTCTTTGCGGTGCTGCCGTCGTCGAGGATACCCACTTCGGTGGCGAGTTCGCGAATCGCATCACGCTTGTCGCCCCGTGGCTCGACCCCGGCAAGCCATCGCGAGACGGTCGCCTGCGTGGTTTCCAGCCGGTTCGCAAGGTCTTCCTGGTTCCAACCGCGCCGTTCCAACAAGGCCCTGATAACCGCGGCTAAGTCCCCCTGTGCCATGGGCAAACTGTAGGGGCTGCTTTTTCCACAATCCAACACGCGGCCGTATCCGCCTATTGCATAAATTATACATATACGTATACGTTTACGCGCCGTGAACCAGCTCAAGCACATCCGGGTCGCCGTGCTCGACATGACGCAAGCCGCTTTCGCGGCCCTCGTCGGCGTTAGTCAGCCAACGGTCTCCCGATGGGAACAGGGCGAAGGCTCACCGACGCTCGATCAACTGAAATTCATCCGTGACGAAATTCTGAGTCGTCGCATCCCCTGGCGGGACGCGTGGCTATTTGGCTCGGCGCAATCCTCTGCGCGGCGGGCATCGACGTCCAGTCAAAAACACTCCGCGATTTAGACACCAAAGGACCGCGCATGCCTCGTCTGTTGTCCAAGATTTACGACGCCCTCGACGCCCATGTAGACCTGCGCAACGACTGGCCCGCGATCGCCGCCGGCGTAGCGCTCTTCGTCGGGACCATCGTCATTGTGACCGCGCTGTCAGCGCGCGCTGCGCGCGCTGACGCCTCGCTCGGGTGCCTACCGGCTTCGATCAAGGCGGCGCTAGCGCGCGCCAACAACGCGTGCGGCATTCACGTGATCTCGACCTTGCGTCCCGGCGCACGCATCGCCGGCACGGGCCATCGGTCGATGCATGCGAGATGCCGAGCGGCGGACTTCACATCGGCGAAGTACGGCTGCGTTTACCGCGTGCTCGCGGGCTGGCCGGGCCAGCTCTCGACCGACGCACGGCGCATGCGTCACGTCCACATCGACGATGGCCGCTACGCCCGCTTCGTGCACGGCGGCCATCGCCGGTATGCCCGGCACATCAGGAGGCATCGCCTCGCACGGCGTCACTCTCCAGCCCGTCACATCGGCGCGCCCGCGGGAGACCGCGCATGAGGTACGCGGTCGCATCCGACTTCAACGGCGCGGCCTGCTACTTCACCAGCGCCTTCAATGTCGATCGCGAGAAGGGTTTCGTCCCGATCGTCGACCTGCGCAAGGAGAGCGCCTTCGCGCCGGGCGATCATGGCGCTGCCAAAGCGCTCGCCGAAGGGCTCTCCGATCTCTGCCGCATCCTGCCGCCGAACGACGCGCGCACCTGGTTCGTGGTCGAGTTGCCGGAGCAGCCGCGATGACACGCGAGGAGCTGTTCAGCATCTGGCCGCGGCCATGGCGCCTCTCGGAAGAGGACGTGGGTGTGGTGCTCGATGCGAACGGCGTCGAGGTTCTCACCGTCGACACGACGAATGACCGCGCCGACAACGACGTAGTTGCGCTCGCCGAGCTGCTCGTCGAACTCGGAAACGGAGCCGAGGAATGAGCAAGCGCGACGGCGGCACGCTCGACATGTTCCGCGAGTTTGCGCCGCCGCCGGTCGTCGCGCGTTTCGATGAAGCGCTCGTGCGCGCGAGCAACGAGCGCGGCCGTGTGGCGCGCGCAGTGGCAGCGACGTTGCGCGAGCAAGATGACCGCCGCGCCGCGATCGCCGCCGAAATGTCGGAATACCTCGGCGAACGCGTCTCCGAGGCGATGCTCAACCGCTATGCCTCACAGGGCGCCGAAGAGCACGCCATTCCGGCGCATCGCTTGATCGCGCTCGCGGTCATCACTGGCGACGCCCGGCTGCTCAACGCGCTGCTCGCCGACACCGGCATGATCGCGATCGCCGCGAAATACGAGGCGCTGATCCGCCGGGAAATGCTGCGCGACGCCAAAGCCAACCTCGAACGCGAGGAAGCCGCCGCTGATGCAGCCTGGAGGGCGAAGCGCTGATGGGAAGTGGGGCGGGGGGAATGAAGTGCTGGCTCTCAGCCGCGGAGATCGCCGCGCTTGAGCTGCCGGGTCTACCAAGGACGGAGCGTGGAGTGCAACTGCTCGCACAACGCAGGGAATGGAAAGGGCGTGCACGCGATGGCCGCGGCGGCGGCGTCGAGTACTCGCTCGACGTCCTGCCCGCCGAAGCGCGGCTCGCCTACGTGGCGCGCCACGTCGAAGCAATCGAGGTGCCCAGCTCCATCGCGCGCGACGCCGCGCAGGAGCCGGATGCAGTTTCGCTCAACGGTACCGCCATCGAGTCGCGCGACGCCCGCCTTGCCATTCTGGCGCTTGCGGAGCGCGTCGCGGCGGCCGCGTCGATCGGGCGCAAGCGCGCGGACCGGCATTTCAGCGACCTCTACAACGCGGGCGGGCTCACCGTCGCCGACTGGATCAAGGTCCAGGTCAAAACCGTGACGCCGCGCACCCTCGCGCGGTGGCGCTCGCTGCAGAGACAAGGCCGTGCCTCGCGTCTCGCCGTCGACCGCGCCGCCTCGCGCAAAGGCTGCGGCGTGCTCGACCGCGCCAACGGCGGCGAGGTGCGCACCTACATTCTGGCGCTGCTCGCAAAGCAGCCGCAGCTCACCGCGCATCATCTGCGCGCGCTCGTCGTCGATCGGTTCGGTGAGCTAACCCTTCCACAGTTGCGGAGCCGTGCCGGTTCATTCCGGAAGGAGCACGGTCGAGCAAGCGGGGCCGATGCAGCGACCGTGACTCCGGCGGTAGTGTCGGCCCCCACCATTCCCGTGCCGCCGATCAGGACCTTTCAACACGCCTTAAAGGGCTGGCGCAAAGCCTTCCGCAATGAGCTGACCGCGCTGCGCGACCCTGATCGCTTCAAGGCAGCGGTGCGCTTCGCCGCCAAGGTCGCGCGCCCCGCCGATCGCCTCAACCAGCTCTGGCAGATCGACGCCTCGCCCGCTGACGTGCTCACGACGCAAGGGCGCTTCTCGCTCTATGTGTGTGAGGACATCTTCTCGCGCCGGCTGGTCGGGCTGGTCACCAAAACGGCGCGCTCGGCCGCGGTGGGCCTCACGCTCCGCAAGGCGATCCTCGCATGGGGCGTGCCGGAGTCGGTCAAGACCGACAACGGGTCCGATTTCGTTTCACGGGAAACATCCCGGTTATTCGCCGCGCTCTCCATCGAGCACCTGACGGCGCGCCCGTTCGCGCCCGAGCAAAAGGGCCATGTCGAGCGCGCGATCGGCACGCTGCAGCGCGGCCTGATGCGCACGCTGCCGGGCTTCGTCGGGCACTCGGTCGCCGACCGCAAGCAGATCGAGGCGCGCAAAGCCTTCGCACAGCGCCTCGGCGAGGCGCCAGACGACACCTTTGCGGTCGAGTTGTCGCCCACAGATCTGCAGCAGCGCGTCGATCAGTGGTGCGCAGATGTGTACGCGCATCAGCCTCACGTCGGATTGAATGGCCTCTCGCCCTTCCAGGTCGCGGCCGGCGCCGCCAGCATCCGCAAGGTCGATGAACGCGCGCTCGACATTCTGCTCGCGCCGGTCGCCGGCAAGGATGGCATCCGCACCGTCACCAAGCTCGGCATCCGCATCGAGAAGGCGTTCTACATCGGCGGCTTCTTGAACGTGGGCGACGAAGTGATGGTCCGCATGGACCCGGCCGACCAGGGCCGCGCCTATGTATTCGAGCGCGACGGTCTGACGTTCCTCGGCGAGGCGGTCTGCCCCGATCTCGCCGGCATCGAGCCGGCTGCCGCGATCGCGGCGGTGCGCGCCGAGCAGAAGCGGCGCATCGACGAGAAGCTCGCCGAGGTGCGGCCTGCCGCGCGCCGCATCAAGGCAATCGACATCGCGCCGGCCATTCACCGTCAGGCGCTCGCGCAGGCCGGGACGCTCGTCGAATTTCCGAAACGCGAAGAGCGCCACACGACGCCCGCGCTCGACGCGGCGCGCGCGGCGACCTTCCAGAGCATCGAGTCGGCTCACTCGGCTGAAGTGCTCGCGCTGCAGGCACGGCTCCTTGCCGAGTCGGCGGCGCCGAACGTCACGCCGTTGCGCGAAGAGGAGACCGAGCACCAACGCTGGCGCCGCGCACGCGCAATCGAAGCGGCGGTGGAGCGCGGCGAGCATGTAGCGCCCGACGATCTGATCTGGCTCGGCGGCTACCGCGAAGGCCCGGAGTACCGCGGCTTCGCTCTGACCTACGGCGTGCCCTTGCGTGCGGAAAAAGAACGCCCGGCCGGAGCCGGGCGGTGAGGCATTTCAAATCAGCAACGGAGAACAAGATGGTCAAGCAACAATCCAGCGTCAAGAGCGGTCCGGTCGCGCTGCGCAACGTCGCCTCCTTCATGACGATGGTGACGCGGCTCACCGAGCGCGATCAGCACCTGCCCGGCATCGGCGTGTGCTCGTCGCCGTCCGGCTACGGCAAGACCTGGGCGTCGATCTTCGCGCAGAACCGCACCGGCGCGATCCGCGTCGAGGTCGGCGACACCTGGACCCGCCGCACGCTGTTGCGCGCGATCTGGAAGGAGCTGGGCGCGACCGAGGCCGATCTGCGCAAGAAGCTCTCGGCCGCCGACATGGCCGAGAAGGTCATCATTGCGCTCGGCGAGAACGCGCTGCCGCTGATCATCGACGAGGCCGACAAGCTGGTCGACCGCAACATGATCGAGACGGTGCGCGAGCTGCACGAGCATTCCGGCGCGCCTGTCGTCCTGATCGGCGAAGAGCGCCTGCCTTCGAAGCTTCTCAATTTCGAGCGCGTGCACAACCGTGTGCTCGACTGGATGCAGGCGCAGCCCTGCGACGCGGCAGACACCAAGCTGCTGGCCGAGGCGTTCGCGCCCAAGATCGCGCTCGGCGACGATTTGCTCGAAGCCATCCGCGTCGCGTCGCAAGGCCGCGCGCGGCGCATCGTTGTGAATGTGCAACGGGTCGTCGAGTTTGCCCGCAACAAGAGCCTGCACACCGTGCCGCTCGAGAAGTGGAAGGGCGAGTTCTTCACCGGGGAGCCGCCGCACCCGCGCGCGGTGCAGTCCTTCGCGAGGGCCGCTTGATGACGCAGCGCTCGCTTCCCGATATGGCGCGCGTCTCTGCGGTCGTGCCGCGCGGGCGCGCCGGCTTCTGGCAGATCATCCGCGATCTCGATGCGCGCGGCGATTTCTCGATTGCCGACGTCGTGCGCGAGACCAATGTCTCGCGGGGCGGGGTCGACGTTTACTTCCGCTGCCTGATCGAGGCGGGCTTCCTGCGCCAGGTCGGCACGCGGCCGAATGTCGGCACGCCGATCAAGACCTACCGCCTCACCAAGCGGCCGTCCCGCGCGCCGCGGCTGCGCGATGACGGCACCGAGGTCGCCAGCGCGAAAGAGAATCTGTGGCGCGCCATCCGCGCGCGCCGCGTGTTCACCACGGCCGAACTCGCCTTCATCGCATCGACACCCGAGCTGCCGATCTCGCACAAGACCGCGATGAGCTACGTCGTCCGCCTCAACGCGGCCGGCTATTTCACCAGCACGGGCACGGGCCGCGGCAGCGAGCGCACGTATCGGCTCAAGCCCGGCATGAACACCGGCCCGCTGCCTCCTGCGGTCCTGCGCATCGACGCCGTGTGGGATCGCAATCTCAAAAAGGTCATGGGCGACGGCGTCGCCAAGGAGGCCGCATGAGAGAGCGGAAACCTCGGACCGGCAACAAGTCCAAGACCGACTTCATCGACAAGGCCGACCGCGCGTGGGGCGTCGACATGCCCGAGTGGGTCGAGGTTGTTGCTGCGGAGGCGAACCGCACATCGGTCACCGCCGTTGCGAAGCGCATCGGCCGCTCCGACGCGCTCGTGTCGAACGTCATCGCGAACAAGTATCCGGGCGACATGGCGAAGGTCGAGCAGCTGGTGCGCGGCGCGCTGATGGGCGCGACCGTCGATTGCCCGGTGCTCGGCGAGATCGGCCGCCATCAATGCCTCGCCGAACAGGCCAAGCCGTTCTCCGCAACATCGTCGGTGCGCTCACGTCTCTACCGCACCTGCCGCGGCGGCTGCCCGCACTCGCGTCTCACAAAACGGGAGCAAGCCTGATGCTCAGTCAACACCTGCGCGAATTGCGCAACTTCTTCGAAGCGAACGTCGCGGCGGGGAAAATGAGCCGCGAGAACGCTGTGATGTTCGGGCAAGCGCTCGGCTACGCGGCCGACATCGCCGAAGGCATGGAGGGCGCCGCCGCCATGCAGCAGAGCACCGAAGAAGTAATCCGCCAGGCGCGGCTGATTTCCGGCGCGGCCAACGTCGTGCTGTTGCATGCGGCCGGCAAGCTCGGGCGCGATGACGCGCCGCGCGGAGGTGCGGCGTGATCCTCGGGCTCGACATCACAGTCCGCGCGATCGTTCGCCGCGTTGCCCAGGCGCGCCGCGTCGACGAGCGGCATATCTACTCGCGCCGGCAGGACGGCGGCATCAGCGAAGCGCGCAACATCGTCTACTGGCTGATCCGCGAGGTGTCGGGTCTGTCGGCGCCGATCGCCGGCCGAATGCTCGACCGCGACCACTCGACCGTGCTCACCCAGGCAAAGCGGATCGAAGAGAAGCGGCAGGGCGACCTCGCGTTCGCCGCCGAACTCGAAGGCTATAAGCGCGACTTGCTGCGCCTGTCCAAGGAGCAGCTCGAAGGGCATCTTGCCGACCCTGATCCGATCGCGGCCGCGCGCGCCGTCGTAAACGCACGCGATCCGATCGCTGCCGGATTTCGTATCTCCGCGTTTGACCTCGCCGCGATGGCGCAGCGCGTCGTGATGCTCGACGAGATCGCCGAGGCAACTGTTCAACTTCTCGATCGCATCGACCGCGCGCAAGCGATGCGCAGCGCCGCCGCCGCTCTCTACAACGCCGAGACCTGTGAGCTGATCGACGATCTCGTCGGTGCGCTCCAAGCGCTCGGTTACGCGACCGCCAACGAAGAACCCCCAAAACAGGAGGCCTTGAATGCCGGGTCAAAAGCCAACGCTGGAGCGGGTTGAAAGGGCGCAGGCCGCACGCGCGCGGACCGGCGATCCGGTTCAGATCGTCGGCGGCAAGCAGTACATGGCCGATTCCGGCGGCCGGCTCGTGCCGCTGGAGATCGTCGCGCCGGCCCACATCCTCGAAGACCAGACGGTGCGCACCATCATCGGCTTTGCGGAGGAAATCTCCGACCAGGTCGCGCGCTTCCGCGGTCATACCTTCGACGACGTGTGGAGCTTCGTGGACGTGTTGCACGAACGCTACGGCGTGGTGCGCGGCCGCGGCAAGGGCAACCTCACGCTCACCACCTTCGACGGCAAGTACAAGGTGCAGGTGCAGGTGCAGGAGCAGCTCACCTTCGGGCCGGAACTCGCTGTCGCCAAGACGCTGGTCGACAAATGCATCAACCAGTGGGCCGCGAATGTCGGTCCGGAAATCCGCGCCCTGGTCGAGCACGCCTTTCAGGTCGACCAGCTCGGCCGCATCAACCGCTCGGCGCTGTTCGCGCTCCGCCGCCTCAACATCGAGGATGAGCAGTGGAAGGCCGCGATGGCCGCGCTCGGCGATGCGATCCGAGTCATCGGGTCGAAAGAGTACGTGCGCTTCTACAAGCGCGACGAACGCGGCGGTTGGCAGCCGATCACAGTCGACATCGCGAGGGCCGCGTGATGCCAGACACCGCGCCGTCGCGCAGCGTGAAATACACGGGCCGCAACGTTCGCGGCCGGCTCACGATCCCCTCGCACGCGCATCCGCTCGTGCGCCGGCTGTTCGAAGAATTGAACGCACAGCAGACGACGATCGAAGAGCTTGCGTTGCGGATGAATGGGTCGCCCCGAAACGGACCGATCGCGCCGGGCGTCGACACCATCCGCTTCTGGGCCACGCGCCACATGCCGCGGCTCGACACGTTCGAGGCGGCCGTCAACGTGCTCGATCTCGAACTCGTACTCCGCAAACGACGAATGAAATGGAGGAAAGCGTGACATCGTCAGCATACAATCTCACGATCCGTCAGCGCGACGCGCTGGCTTTCATCGCCGCCCACATCCGCGCGCACGGCGAGGCTCCGTCGTACCGGCAGATCGCGGTCGGGCTTGGCGTGGTCGGCACGTCGAGCATCGCAAAACTCGTCGAGGGGCTCGTCGAGCGAGGAGCTTTGCGCAAATGCGGGCGGTCGCAGCGCTCGCTCACAGTGGTCAAGGCTGAGGAAGGCGCGCTGCCGGCGCACGTCGCCGCGCGCCTCGCGCGCTACTGCGCGCTCAACGGCGAGCATTTCGACAAGGTACTCGCCGACGCGGTGATCTGCTTCCTCGACGAACGCGCGCGCGACCTCACGATCGACGCGGAGAGTGTGCTGCCGCTTTGGGGGGGGTGACGCATGACGCCGCGTAGCAGATCGGAAGAGCACACGTCTGAACTCCAGTCACACCTCCAAA